AAACTCCAATGGTATTACTGCACCATCTCGAACGTTACTTTAGCGTTTTCAAGTACTTCACTACTTCCCATCCTGCAATTCCAGAAGCTGATTGCTCTGGGCTAGTAGATGATTGGATATTCTTCGTATATCCAAGAAAATCGGAAAACGATTCGATAGCATCTTTGGCCAACACTTCTAATTCGTCAAAGAAACCTGGAATACCTAACCCTAAACGGTATTTATCCCCTTTCATCACAAATTGTATGAATTCTTTAAAATACGGACTCCATTTACAGTTCTCTAGAATAGATAGAGCACGAAGCGTTACTAATTCCGCAGACCATTTATCAGGATCATAAAATCGCTCTTGCGCTAACAACCTCCCTAAAGCTCGAAAAGTTGAATAGACGCCGACCATGGTTCCATTAACACGATAATCCATACCGTGCCATCTTCTAAGTACTACACAGTCATGTGTACTAACGTACTGTTTTGTTTCATTCATCTCTTGACCATGTTTAGTGTACGTTTGTATTACTTGGTCAACACTAATCCCTGGATAAGTGAGGATTCCATCATCACCATATGCCATTGAATGAGGGTTCAATTGTGCATTATTATCCAATGCTGCCTCAAATTGCAGACTTTTATGTGCCATACACTCGTCAAAATTGGTTCCTCCTGAACCAGAACCCATTCCATGGAAACCTTCATACATAATTTCCTCAGAACATAACAAGTTGATATTGAACTTGTACCAGAATGTTTCTCTCAACCACTTACTCTCTTCCTGAGATGGGTTCGCATTCATAAGACTGCTGATAATCTTATGTGCGCTTAATTGCATGTCCCTATTAAAATGCTGATCAAACTTTGTGAAATCAGTGCAAATCACTAAATCATTCGGTCCTTTTGTATCAAATAAGCGCGTGACTTCTTGATCAACTGCATCCATAGATACATAAGCTGGGATTAAGCCATTCTTTTGGACAGCTTCAATAGCTGGCTGATAAAATTGTAGTTCTTCGATGTTAAGGAGAAAAGGCATCATCCAAACCACACGTTGTTTAACATCATCACTTTCAATTCCTCCTTCTTGACCTCGCCATCCTAAAACGGCGCAATAGTCAGAAAGCGAAAATTCAGACTTCAGTGTCTCAGCCACAACATTTTTACGCTTAGTGAACAGTCTAGATCCACTATTCGTAGACAATCTCATCTTTTCAACAACCTTATTTCTATTCCTAAGGCGTATTCCCCTAGCGGGAGAAAAGAATTGGATGGTTGCATTAATCGCATCATCTGAGATTGGAGCACTTGCTTTATCTACACAAGTGTAATATTGTTCGATACTCTCTAAACGAT